GAAGATTTGGACAGAAAGCGTAAAGATATAGCACCATCTGTATTTGCACAGCAATATCTAGCAGAGTTTACTGACCTTGAGGGTCGTATATATACAGAGTTTACAAGAGACAATGCCCTGCGTAATTGCCCGTTTGAGCCTGAGCGATATGGATTTAGCGTAGACTTTGGCTATAATCACCCTCTTGCTGCATTCGTATATGCTATTGGCAAAGATGATCAGATACATGTACTCAAAGAGCTATACATGCGGAAGTTAGATGATATGACCCGTACAAGATACATTAAAGATTTAACAGCTAATTATAATATTGATATAGCAGTTGGAGATAGTGAAGATCCTATTGCATTACTACAGCTTAATCGTGAGCTACCATTTAGAATTGACCCAGCAGTTAAAGGCAAGGATAGCGTACTTACTGGCATAAACGTGGTTAAGTCAGCATTTCATTCGGGTCAGCTAACAATTAGTGATAGATGCGTCAATCTTATAGATGAACTTGAAATGTACGCTTGGAAGATGGATAGGGATAACAACGAAACAGATCAACCAGTAAAAGAGAATGATGATGCTGTAGATTCACTAAGATATTTTGTTACAAAGCTGAATAGTGGCAACATGATAACGCTTGATGACATTATATTATGATTATGATAAAATTAGCATAGAGTCCTGGAGACCGTAATTAGAGGGTAACATACATGAAACTATCACAGCGGTTTCGCAACGCTTATAGAGTTTTCACAACTAAACAACTTAGAAACTCAGTCAATGGAGATGTCATACGCAACCTTAACAGCGAATCAGACTTCTCACCCCGCAGACAACTTTACGGAATAACTTATAAAGCTATAGACAAGATTGGTAGCAGTCTTTCTATATATGAACCGTTTGTATCTAAAAGAAGCGGCGATTTATATGTTAATCACCCACTTATAACGCTATTTAATAATCCAAACAAAATGCAAAAGAACGCATCAGACTTTATACACTTATTTGGAATGCTGTTTGAGATTTATGGCGAAACATTCTGGTATCTAGCACGAGGTGAAAACAGCCGCAAGATTAAAGAAGTATATTTGCTAAACCCGGCACAAATGGAACTTGTAATTGAAAAAGGTGAGTTAATTGGCTATGTCATGAACAAAATAGATGGTAATAAAGTACCATTTGAACTTGATGAAATCTTACACGACAAACGACCTAATCCATTCAATGAGTGGCGTGGTATGTCAGTTATGGAAAAAGCAAGTACTTATATTGACACTGAACTTACTACTGCACAGTTTACATTAAGCTACATGCAGAATAATGCCAGCCCAAGCGGTATAGTTTCACTACCTGATATGGACCGGGAAACATTTAAGCAATTTGCTGCACAATGGCGAGAAGGATACGAAGGACCTAAGAACGCAGGTAAAACAGCTTTCATTCGGGGTGGGCAAGCTGATTTCAAAGCAGTTGGTGCAACACTTAAAGACGTAGATCAAGAAATTACTCGTAAGATGGCTAAGAATGATGTGCTTATGATGCTTGAAGTACCAAAAGAAATGCTTGGTATGACTGATAATGGTGCATTAGGACGCAATACTGTTGAAGCCTTTAGTTATGTATATAACAAAGAAAAGATTGAGCCAATTATGCGTCGGCTTGATCGCATTTATGAGCAGATAGCAATGATGGACAGCAATCGTGGTGAAGTGATCAATGTTACACACGAATCACCTGTGCCAGAAGATAAAGAATATGAACACATGCTACACAAGGATTTGGTGAACGTCGTATTGACTGTAAACGAAGTCCGAGAAGAATTAGGCTATGAGCCAATTGAAGGTGGCGATGATCTGCCAACTACTACCGGCACTGTGCCACCAATGGAATCTAGTAAAGATTCATCATTATCTAAGCAGGTCGTATTAAAAAAATCACTAACTAAATCAGAACAAATAAAAAAAATAAATAGCGAGCAGGAAACATTTAGGAGTAAACTGGTGGAAACAAACGATCTATACGCTAAGAAAGTTAAACGAGAAATATCTAAGTTTACTCAACAGCAAGAAGATGCTGTTATTAGCCGTATAGACGCATCTAAAAAAGCCTATGAAGATTGGCTCTTTAGTGTTAAAGACGAATCAGAAGCACTTGCAGCACTATTGACCCCGACTATTATTGAGCTTATTGAGGCACAAGGAGAAGATGTAGCTAACTTTATTACAGGTGAATTGCTTACTGTAACACCTGAACTACGCAAAACCGTTGAAGTACAAATACAACAGATCGCTGGTGTATATAACACAGATACTATTACTGCACTTGAAAAAACACTTACAGAAGGACAGAAAGCCGGTGAAAGCCTTGTTAAATTAAAGAAGCGTGTTGAATCAGTATATTTAGACGCTAAGGGATACCGGGCAGAGCGTATTGCACGAACTGAAAGCTTAAAAGCTAGCAACCGTACAGCCGAGCAAGTATATAAGCAAAATGGATACGCAGAGGTTGAATGGTTTATCAATCCCGGTGCTTGCGAGTTTTGTAGAACATATGCAGGACGAACTAAGAAGATTGGATCTACATTTACTAACATAGGTGATGTTATTACCGGCGATAGCGGTGGTACAATGAGAATAGAATACGCAGACATTGATACGCCACCACTACACCCGAACTGTGCATGTTCATTAGTACCTGGCGGCAGAGCAGCAGGAGAATAAAATGGATCAGAGAGAACTTGGACTGTACCTAGAGGAACAGCGAGTTGAGCTTATTAACCTTAATAAAGGTATTGCTCAATTAAGCCAATTAGTCCAGAAGCAGATTGACGATTACCAGCCACCGGTCAGTGATGTTAAAGTTAAAGGTAGTGTACAAGTAAACACCGAAAAGTCTGTTGAGGTAACTAACCTACAAGAGTTACAGAAGTGGCTTGGCACGCTTGGACAGAACGTCACAGAAGCAATAGAGACCAATAAGCCTGAAGCTGTAACTGAAATAACTGTAAAAAATATACAAGACGCTAAACAACCAGACATTAAGGTCACAAACTTTAAGGAATTAGCTAAGTTTTTTGATGAGCTTAATAATAACATTGCTAACCTACCACAGCCTTACGTCAATGTAGAAAAACAGGACGTAGTATTCCCTACAGCCGCCAATAAGCCTATATCTGTACGATTAAGCGATGGTAAAAGCTTTTATAATGCTATGACAGCTCTTGCCTCTGGTGGACTTAGTAAAACTGCTCAAAGCAATCTAGAAAGATTATCATTTAACGCAAGTAATGAATTGCAAGTTACTAGTGCTGGTGGTGGCGGTGGAGGTGATGGTGCTATTTTAGATGGTGTTGATACTGCTATTAAAGCTACTGTAAAAGATTTAAATACACAAGTAGTTACAGCTGACAAAGGTTTAGTAACTAATACTGTTATACATGGCAAAACAACTGCTGGTGGTGGCAGCTATGTAGATGTAAAAGTAAACCCTAGTGGTGCATTAACAGTAGAAGCAGATATACAGAACGAAGTTACAGCCTACGCAAAGCCAAGCGAAGCATATGCCATATCTAACAAAGAAGCCACAGCAACTTATAAATACTTTGGTTTCCAACGCTCAGATGGGTATTGGTATATTATGCGTAAGACTTTGGCTACTAATGTGTTTGAGTATGTAGCAGGTACATCAGCCTACTCTACCGCTTGGAATAACAGGGCTAGTCAGACTTACACTGATTATGCAACAGCATTTTAGAAAGGAGAAAATATGAAAGCAATAATAACATCAAAATCAGCTCTAACACTAAATCTTACACAGCATTTTGTATTTGATATTGTTGATGACGATATTGTTATTTTATCAAGCCAAGTAGTTGAAGCTATACCTTCACACGCTGAAGCTGAAATAAAAAACAGACTAGACGCATACATAGCCGAGTATGAAGTTTCACAAAATATTGAAATCGGAACGGAGATAGTCTAATGGCTCTAAGAACATTTGTAAGTGCTGGGGTATTTGATACTCATGTTGGAACAGGTACTGTAACTACTAGCAGTCAAAGCATTACTGCTGCTGGTGTAACAAGTGCTGGCTTTACTGCACCAAATCTTGTCAATGCGTCTACTGGTGCTTGGGTATATATCGCAACAATACCTACGACTATAAATGTTATTGTAGAACTACAAGAGTCAACTGTAACTGTAGCCAGTGCGACGATGAACAACGCCGATATTAAATTAGGTTGGAATTATGCTAGATTTACTACACCTTATACATTTGCAACCCTAACTGCGTCAGCCTATAGAGTTAAAGTATATAGCTCTGGTAGTACCTCTGGTACAGTTCTAGCTGGTAGCACAACTACGCTTTTAACAACTACAACCTATGACACCGCCTCAGCCTTAGCTGCTAATGATGATGTATGGGTCGCTGGCTTTCACGACTCTGGACTTACAACAAAGCAATTAGTATTTTCTGGAG